AGTGGCGATTCCCAATGCATTTAACAATGCTTGGCTACCGTTGCTACCAAGTGCAATGACGATACTTGCGTCTTCAGCAGTGCTATTGGCGTATAGATACAATCTTCCGGCATTTAACGAAGCCGATACTCCGGTAATGGCAGTCTCGTTGATCAACTCTACCAGTCCAGCAACTGTGTTTTCTGGAGAAACAGGAACAGTGATCAGCTCGCCGTTGATTCGAAAATCAGAATTTCCAGTTATCGAAGTTGGTGCAAGAGAACCTGCAATTGTGGGCCAACTTAGTTGCCAGTCGTTGCCGCCCAGTACAACCCAGGTATTTGCATCAACTTCTGCATTGGTATTGCCAGGAGTCTTGTAGTATCCGACATTTTTTGTAGTAGTAGTAACCACAGCATAATCGCCGATACTGCCAACAGTGTTCAGCGGAACATCAGATCCGTCTACATCTGCAGTGTCGTCAATGACAATAGGAGTTTTAACAGTAAATGCTCCTGTGGTTTGATTCCACTCTTGGATGCCCCAAGTAGTTGTTGAAGTGTCAAGCCAATAAGTACCGTTGTTTGGAGTACCTTTGGGTCTGGACAAACTTGCTGTGAGTTCAGTGAGATCAATGTCTGCACGCTGTACATAAGCGCGGTTTGAAATACCCAACGAACTATAAGCAGCTAGCAGTCCATATTCGTTGAGTTCATATCCGTTGATTGGTGTACCAGTTGTGGTATTGTAGAAGAATGGTACGCCAAATGTGGCAGTTAAATCACGCTGACTGGTGATTAAATAAGTTTTATTTGCGTTGGCTTTCAATGTACCAGCTGCTACTCCAACACCTGCACCAGAAACTTTGTTCTGTGCTGTGGCAATAACAAAGTAAGGTACTGTGTTAACTGCTGATGGAATATATTGACTTTCGTCAATGACTGTTACTTCTACGCCGGGTGATACTAGAGCCATGGTGGAATCCTTTTCAAGTTCTAATATTTATTGTTAGACCTCAAAAACCAGCCTTTACGAATCCCTTTGCAAAGGTCCGTTGGTAAATATCCAGTGAACAGACCTATTTGTCAAGCTTGTGAACAACGCCACAGTGCCGTTAACTACCTCAAAGAAGGTGTGCCTCACTACAGGTCCAGATGTGAGACTTGCATCAAGCGCGGTAAGAAGATCAAAGCTCCTGTGCCTCGTTGGCAAACTGCAGGTTACAAGAAAAAACCCGCATGTGATAAGTGCGGGTTTAAATCCAGATTTCTAACTCAACTATTGGTATTACACATTGACGGAAATCTTAACAACTGCGAGTTAAGAAATCTCAGAACTGTGTGCCTCAACTGTGTAGAGGCTCTTAAAAAATCAGATTCTACTTGGCGACCAGGGGACTTGTTGCCAGATTCTTAACTTGTTGATACAGGTGATCCAAGGTACTATTGTTGTCAAGCACAGCATCAAACTCAGTCCCAACCCAACTGGATTCACTGGGATGCACCTTTGAACGAGCCAGCATTTCTTTGCCGATGCTCCAACCAACATTGGTAGGTCCAGCATTGTAGTTCACAGCATGATTGTACCATTTGGGTTCCGGACCACGCACTACACGCACAACCAGTCCACCTGCTTGTTTGATGCTTTTGATTTCATTGGGGAAACGACAGTCGCTAATAACAATGTCATCGCGGCTCGTGCGCAGTTTGTTTTCCAGACTGGCAATCCATATATCATCATGAAAGTTCTTGCGCAACACATCTGTACCCCAGTATTGCAGTATCCAACGTGGAGTAACATCCATGCCCAAGCGTTCGCTCCACCATGCATCTCGTTGCTCTCGCCATTCACGGGCTTGTTTTGTACGCCCTTCCAACATAGTACGATCCCAACCAAATACTTGTGCTACAGCATCTTTTAAACTGTTGGCAAAGCTTTCTCTACGGAATCCGTGTAAATTAACAAGATAGTCAGCAATGGTATCTTTGCCCGAACCAATGAATCCGCAGATTCCTATAATCATACTAATTCCTTTACTTTGAGATATTCTAGTGCATCGTGTAGCAAGTCAATTTGACGTTTGCAATCTTCCAATGCGTGGTGACTTGCCGGGTACTTAGTCAAGCTGGGCACCAGACTATAAACTGTGCGGGTATCACGTATTTTGTAGTACTGCCACGGCAGTGCCATTCCGTAGCTTTTGTAAGCATGCTCGAGAATGTTGGCATCGTACGTGGGTCCGTTCATCCAAATACGATTACATTGCCAGCACAGTCGATGAAGTTCTTGTAGTGCTTGCCGGAGTGGAATACGACCGTCTTCTGCAAAGGCTTCTGCTTGTGCTTCTTTTTGAGTTGCCCACCAGTCAATTGTGCCCTGCTCAATCCTGCGATCTTCTTGACTTTCTAGGGTCACTCGGGCATAGTAATGTTGCTTGTAGTAACCACGTGTCAACGGATCAAAGCATTGAGCCGCAATGGTTAGAATAGTTGCGTCAGGGCCAGTGGCCAAACCTTCAATGTCGATCATACAGTCCATTGAAGTATTATAACAGATTTTTGTTTAAATGTTAACCTATAACAAAGGTAAGTGGCTGACTTGCATCCACATAGTTTGCCAATTGTGTAATCAGAGAGTCCATTTGAGCTTGGGCTTCCGATTTCATTGCAGTGCCGTTCAGAGTGCCGCCACCCTGTGGTCCAGCAATGGTTGAGAACTTTTCTCTGGCTTCACCAATGATCATCTTGCAGTTGGCAACCATGTAATCCTTGATCCACTGCTGGATTTGGAAGTCCGACAACAGGTTAATTTCGGGCTTTAAGTTGTAGGTCCAAATTAGAACAGCTTCGCCAGTGTTCTTGGGATCGCGGATCAACTGCAACTTCTTGGTCACAGGATTGAATGTATAATTGAAATAACCGCCAAACATACGAGCAGACAGTTCAGTGTATTGACTGTAGAAGTCATAGGTAGCAAGTCCACCAGCAACGTTGAAGTTCATCAAATAAACTTGCATACTGGCCTGTGCAAACGGATCAAAGTTTGAAGCAAACGGGCCTGTGGCATCACCGAAGGTTCTGCGAAAGCATTGACGAACACTGATAACTTCTTGTGGCAGTGTATAAATGCTTTGATCCTTGACTAGGGTAAAGAAACTGTAGCTTTCTTCATAAGCAGCCTGAGCACGTTGGCGATAAGTGCCAATGGTTTTTTGGTAAGCTGCTTCATAGTGTGCAGGATCTAGCTCAAGATCAATGATCTCTCCGCCCAGCTGTAGTTGGACGTATTCAATTAAGTTTTGCTTCAGTGTGGTTAGGGTATCTTGCTCTTGGGCCATACAGGGACTCCGTGTCCCTGTATTTAGCTTACCAACTGCGCAGGATCACCAAGTTTTCGGTACCGCGAGCATTCCATGCTGTTTCTGTTGTAGAGAGATCCTTGAAGATCTTACGAGCGGCTGGCTTTCCTGCGGCACTGATTGCTTTGATAGTATCTGCAGGCTTGCGCACAGTTTTCTGTAGCGTTTCCACAGTACTAAAGCCAATCACAGCATTGTTCTTGATGGTAAACGTCTTGGTATACTCATCAGCAACAATATGGATCAACTTGCGCTTCTTGGTGTCATACAACCATGCTTCGGCCTTGTCCACCAGGGCAGTTGCTGGTAGTGACTTCAGCTTGAGTTCCGCAAATTCCGATTGAATCTTGAACTTAGCAGCCTTTTTCTCCGGACTCACAGGCTTGACCTTGCGTGGCTTGCGTTCCACTTTCTTGATCTGCACATAAGCACCACAATCACTCAGCACCAATTCACAAAACTTAACGCATTGTTTGAGCTGTGTCTTGGTCATGTAGTCGTAGGCTTTGACAAGATCAGCATCTCGGCCTGCTACAACTTCTTCAAATTCTGCCAATTTACGAGCCCAAACTTCACGGATTTCTGCAACCATCTGCGGCGCAATGTTCATGCTTCGCATCAAGCTCACTGGTTTGTAGTCGGCCGTGAGTTTGGCACCCGAGGCAATAAATTCGTCAAACTGTCCGTCAATTTCGCCCAGGCACTCTGACACTTTTTCACGCAGTCGATCCTGGATGTTGGGACGAACAGGAGCGTCATCTTTTACTTCTTCCGTCTTTTCTTCTTTGATAGCCAGTAGTTCAGCAATCAAATTGTCCAGTTTGATCTGCTCATGTTCGTCCAATTGCAAGCCCATCATGGCCATGCGACACAACCAGCCTGCTGTCATGCGAATTTGACTGTCGGGCATAGCACGGACTTTTCGAGCATCCTTGGCACGTTCGTGGGCATCCAAGTAAGCGGCCACAAACTCCTTGGCTTCTTTTTTGCCATAGAAGTAGCCGTACCAATTGAACGCTCGTGTCATTGTAGCAAAGCGTTCATCAGTGGGCTGAATTTTCCACGCTGGCTCGAGCCCCATGTATTTGGTGTCAGGGCTACGAGGGTTGAGAGGCTTGATTTTGTATGCAATAGTGTTCATGTCAGTCCTTACTTATTGGAGCAAGTGTGTATTATAACACATCATCATTTTGGGGTCAAGCCAGCAGAAAGTAATACAAAAGTTAACACTTTTTCGTCCCGAAAACTTATAAAATACGGGCGGTATGTGCTTCGTCCGTTGTCTTTGCCGAACCACGAAAAGTAGTCGCCGTTTCGTTTATAGCCGCCCCGTGATTCTGGGAACAATCTTGCGGCCGCGTGTTCTACCACAGAAGATTCTGAGTAGGAATCAAACCGCAGGGCAACTCTATGACCTGCATTCCATTGTTTCCAGTTGCGATTTACTTTAACTACTTTCATAACACCAATTATAGCGGATCAGAATTTATTGGTCAACCTACCCATAAATACTGTACTATGCCACGCCTAAGTTTATACCGCCCAAATCGTACCAAAGATTACCAATTTTTTGATCGCACTATCAGCGAAATGTTCACTGTTGGCGGCCTCGACATTTACATACACAAATATCAAGGTCCACAAACCGGCGGCGCAGACACTCCGGACTCTGGAAACTTTGACGCTACACAGCCCATTTACGAAACTCAAAGCCCGTTAAACATACAAGATTTGCTGTTGCTAGAAAACCGAGACAGAGTATACGACGACAACATCTATGTCATGCGCGGCATTTATAGAACACAAGATGTTGATTTTGACTTGACCCAATTTGGATTGTTTTTGAACTCTGACACGCTGTTTATGACATTTCATTACAACAACATGATTGACACATTTGGTCGCAAGTTGATGAACGGCGATGTCATAGAAGTTCCAAACTTGAAAGATTATCACCCGCTGAATTCTTCTATTCCCAAGGCGCTGCCACGATACTATCAAATCACCGACGCTAACTATGCATCCGAAGGGTTCAGTCAAACATGGTTGCCACACTTGTGGCGTATCAAAGCTATACCATTGAACAATCAGCAAGAATTTGCTAAAATCTTAGATAAGCCATTTGTGGAAGAAAACATTTGGGATCCAGGAAACTTCTATCCCACAGGAACAATTGTGAATCAAGGTAATGAATATTTTCGAGCAATTCAAAACACTCCCGCTGGCACACCTATCACCGACGGGGCTTACTGGCAACCGTACACTCCGCCAACCATTTCCGACATTCAAAGTACTCGTCCCAAAGACCAAGAAATCAACGATGACATACTTACTCAAGCAGATGTAGAAGTACCACTCAGCGGTTACGATGTTACTAAATTTTATATTGTTCCCACTACCGACACTGGTGCGCCTGCAAACCCTGCTTCACTGACAGACGAAAGCTTGACATCAGTTGACGGCACACAAGGAGGAATGAGCGTTTCCCCACGCAGTGATGGCTATACTATGGGATACTTGACCGGGGACGGAATTGCACCAAACGGTCTTCCTGTTACACCAGGAGTTAGTTTCCCCCCAAATCCAGCAGCAGGCGATTATGCTCTGCGACTTGACTACAAGCCCAATAGATTGTTTAGATACAATGGAAAGATTTGGGTAAGGATTGAAGACAAGGTTCGCACAGATCTCAACAATGGTCCGGCCAATCAAACTTTACGCAGTAGCTTTGTTAACAATACATATACTACTGCCACAACAGACATGGGTAATATTCCGCAGCGCCAAAGTCTCAGTCAGGCTCTTAGACCCAAAGCCGACAACGGAGACCAGGGCGGCAATTTGCCACCAAACCCACCGGTATAAATTATGCAACAATTTTTTTATGACGCACAGATACGCAGATTCTTGCTGCAATTCACTCGAGTATTTTCGGGATTCCAAATTGAATATGGAAACGAAACTGACGGAGTGAACAATGCTGCCTTGCTAAGAGTACCCATAAGATACGGCGATGCTAGCCGCAACGCTCAAACCATTATTCAAGAAAATTCTGCGTCAAGTTTGCCATCAACTCCACTGATGACATTTTATATCACTGCACTGGAATACGATCGTCCCAGAATACAAGAACCCTACTTTGTAGATAGATTTTCAGTTAGACAGCGTACCTATGATCCAGACACAGAAAGCTACGATACCACACAAGGAAATGCATTTACCATTGAACGACTAATGCCTGTTCCTTACAAGCTCAGCATTAATTTAGACATATGGACATCAAACACCAATCAAAAATTACAGTTGTTGGAACAGATTCTTACACTGTTTAATCCTAGCTTGGAAATTCAATCAACAGACAATTACATCGACTGGTCAAGTCTAAGTGTGATGTACCTGGATTCGTCCACATGGAGCAGTAGAACTATTCCGATGAACCAAGACAATCCAATCGATATTGCTACACTAAAATTTTCCATGCCAATTTGGATCAGCTCGCCGGCCAAGATCAAGAAGCTGGGTGTGGTTGAACGCATTGTTGCTGGAATATTCGATGCTCAAGGCGATGCTGCTGATGCCATAACCAACAATGACTTGTTGTTAGGTACCAGACAAATGTTCACTCCATGGAACTACAAGTTGGTTGTAATTGACAACAAGATACAGGTACTGTACGATCCCACTATTGTGCCCAATGGAGCATACGAAGATCTAACTCCGACTTCTATAGTAGCTGATAGCAATTTGCTTTGGCCAGCGGTGTTTGATGCTTATGGAGCATATCGCCCAGGTATCACACAAATTAGACTGAATCATCCACCGGACAGCAATACCACAGATAATTTTATTATTGGAACTGTGGTCATTGACCCCAACGATGATCGTTTATTAATCTACAGCCCAGATTCGGATACAGTGCCGCAAAATACCATGTCTCCCATTGACGCCATTATCAATCCACTGGTAAGTGGTCCTGAGAATGGGCTTCCTGCACCTGTGGTGGGCACAAGATATTTGCTGACCGAGAGCACCGGCGATTGGAGCAACTACGAAAATCCAACTGCGTGGATCGGAACCGACGGACAGCCGTTGATTGCAAGTGCAAATGATGTTATTGAGTATACAGTAAACAATCGATGGAGAATTACTTTTGTGGCTGACCAGGAAACAACACCTCAGTATGTGACCAACCTAACCACAGGTATTCAATACGAATGGACTGGGTCAATGTGGATCAAAAGCTATCAAGGCGTGTATCCCGGCGGAACCTGGGCAATTGTTTTATAATCAATGAACAGAGTAAAAGCAGTTGGCGTTTGGTTTATTGCACAAGACACCAAACGTTATCTATATCTAATGCGCAACGACCCCAAGCACCCCAATGCCTGGGGATTGCCTGGTGGCAAAGTTGAAGAAGGAGAAACGTTACTAGGAGGCATGGAAAGAGAATGCACCGAGGAACTGGGAGTTTTCCCAAACTATCAACAAATGATGCCACTGGAAACGTTTACCAGTGCTGACGGAATGTTTTCCTATCACACTTGGGTCTGTGTGATTGAATCTGAATTTGTTCCTGAATTGAACCATGAACATTTTGGTTATGCCTGGATTGACTGCGGGCACTGGCCCAAACCCATGCATCCGGGTCTTTGGAACACTGTTGAGCTTGAATCAGTCAAACGCAAACTGTTGCAGATTGAATCTAAGATTATTTCTTCTTGAACACTGCCATACCAAAGGTATAGTTAAACCCGTTGTAGCGAATATGTGGTTCCTGAGCTGTGTAATCTCTTTGCAGGCCCAGTAACTCTAATCCATGTTTGTTGGCATGCGCTATCATTGATTCTACTTCGGCTTGAGAAAAAATAGTCCAAGACATTCCAAAAGAAACAACATGATCTGTTGAAATTTTGTCTGGCCAATAGTCATAAGATGCTATAAACAGACCGCCGGGTTTGAGTAGTCTTGATATTTCAGCAAACATTGTGTTGGGATCATAGCCGTGTTCAATAACTGATATTGCAGTTATTGCATCAAAGCTGGCATCCACTGCCGGGGTGTGATAAAAGTCTCCTACAGCATAACGTATGCTGTCTGCAAAGGCTTGGTCAAGTATTTTTGGATTCAAGTCCACTGCGTACAAATTTTTATAGCCCAGCACACTCAGGCTCGGGCACATTTCACTGCAAAATGCTCCTATGTCTAGTATGTTGGAATCCTTTGTTGCGTGCTGATCCAATGTATTGATTGCTAATTCTAGATCCCAACTTTTAAAACTATCACCCACACCGTAAGACAACGCACTGCAACCTTTTGATTCAAGACGGTGCCTTGCCTGATCATTTTCCTGTCGAGATTTCAAGGTGAGTATCATGCTAGACTTTTACGTAGTTTTTGGTTTTTAAAGTTGCAATAAACTTGATGTTGTTTGCAATTATTTCAGCGTAGTATCTATTCACAGTTTTGTCATTGTTCAACTCAGAAAATATCTTCATTGATGTTTCTGCATCTCCAAGATGATACAGGCTCAGTGCTCGATAAAATTTTAAAGCATAGGGTCCTGGATAGTTGAGATCTGTCATCGACGGAATCACAGCATCTGCCACAGTTGACAACCCAATGGAGGAAAACAGCAATATTTGCGCCCACTCATTGGACCATTCTAAAAATCTACAGATATGAAAGTATGCTTCGGGTCTTGCTGGGCTTGCACCAATTGCGTATTCAAACAAGTGTTTTGTTGACGAAGGCCTGGCTCCTTGCTGTTCAAAACACAATGCAGCACGCAACAAGGATTCGTAGATCAGCAAACTATCTGTTGAGTGCTGTGACGCCCGTAGATAATATCCAAATGCCGAAGCCAGTTGTTTTTGTTGTTCGTAACAATGTGCCAAGTCAAAGTTAGCTTTGTCTTCAAATGGTCTGTCACAGTAACGACGAAGTGCGTTGGTTAGTTCCATGGTATGTCAACAATAGATTCCATTATATGCAATGGCATGCGCAGAAGATATGCCGAGTTATCTTGAAAGCCATAGGTAATCAGTAGATCATTGCCATGCAATGCAGCTCCAGCGCAGAATTCAATTTCGCCTTGCATGAAAGAAAACTTTTCACTTGCGCCCACTAAGTTCCATGTACGATCCCATTTCAAAAATCTATGCCTATAGGTAGCATTTTTTCTTCCTAGGTAGTCATTGTACAAATCAGATTCGTGTATCAGTGCCCAGTAATGATCTTTGTACAAGAATACTTGACTGCTTCCCCTAAACGAATGAGAAGTGTGTTTGTACGTGGTTTCATCTAAATGTGTAGTAACACAAGTTTTGGCATCAACATCTACTTTGACCACTTCTGTGGGATTGCACCATTTGACAAAAGTATAGGGTTGGTCCAGCACCGGCATCCAATTTTTTTCACAGTACGATGAGTCTGGCCCGGGTGCCGGGATTCTAAATCTAGAAACTTCGGTCACTGAGTTAGACTGTATGTCAATCTCTGACAGCTCCATGCGTCCTTGGCCATTGGTTGTGGTGTCTCGACGAACTCCGCAAAGATAGTAACGATTGTTCCAGTGCATCAATCTGGCGTCTTCTAGGCCAACAAATAACCAAAGAGGATCTTGATCAAACCTAGAAGTATCAACTTTGTGACTTTGAACAACATTGAACTCATGATCCAGGATCATGATAAAGTTGTTGGTCTTTAATGTATGATCGTTTTCAGGATGCAGGTATTGCAAAGGTCCATAATGATGATTGTACTTGCTACGCTCACTGTGATGTAGTGTGTAGTTCAAATGTCTTAGGTTAATGATGACGCGATCATTTTCTACTAGAATAGTCGGATTGGCCAAGCCGGTACCGCCAGTCAAGCTAGCATCAACAATCAATGGATGGATGCTCCCGCCATTTTCGATTGCCCATTTTGCCAGTCCGTGAGTGTTGATCATTTTGATAAATTAAAAATTTGTATCAATGGCGTCCCAAATTGGGCGCCAATCAATGTGTGGGTCTTTTTCCAGATCAGATTGCATGTGAAATGCCAGGCTTTGCACTGGCATCAATCCTAGTATACCACGTCGAGTAAACATGTAATTTAAACTTTTGTTCTCCAGTGCATCTGGCTCCATTGCTGCAATAAGTGCAAAAAAATCAAGGTATAGATCCCAGTTTTTAGAAAACTGTTCTTTGCTGGTCAACCAACTACAACTGCAATCATACATTTGAATCCAATATCTCCATTCCCCCACTATCACTGCGCGAGGAGTTGGGCTATTTCTGTAGTTCGTTAGCCATGGATAAGCACTGTTGTATGGACTGACCACTGAGTGACTTTCAGTTTCTTGATACATCTGATACCATATGCTGATCATTTCATAAACTGCATGAGGTTCAAACATGTAGTCATCTTGAACCTGATACACCAAATCGCTGTCCTTTTTTGCGTTGCCCAGCAGCCACAAATAACAATGTTTGATACTTCCTTCAATGCCCGAATTCTCTGTTGGTAGTTTTTGAAATTCAATTTTTATGCGTTGATCAGCAAACTTGTTGATTGCTCGGTTCAGGTAATCCACTAGCTCTGCCGACGAACCGTCGTCAACGATCAAAACAGTATGTTCAGTGTTGGGAGCATGATCTGCACAGTACTTTACACTTTGCAAAAAGCTAGTTACACATTTCTTAGATATTTCAGTTCTGTTGTCGCTGCAAAATCTTGCTCGACCTTGATAACTTTTGATATCACAAGTTTGTACAGCATAAAAAATGCGTATGTGTTTTTGGTTGTCGATAATCATTTTGCTAAAATATTATTGCCTATTACTTCAAACTTGTATCCGTAGGGATCAAGAAAGGCTGTAATTTCATCCTTGACACTGACTTCGTTGTCGCTGTGTTCGATGAAGATCTTGGGTCGAAACAGTTTGATTGTTTGTCGTGCTCCTGCCAGCACTTCAACATCCATGCCTTCTACATCAATTTTGAGTAGATCGACTCTTGCGATCTGATGCAGTTCCACGAAACTGTCTAGCGTACGAACTTCAATCACAACAGCATTGGATGTGCGCGGCACATGTCTTTGATCTTTGAGAGTAAAGGTACCAAAGTCACAGTTACTAAAATAATCTGGTTCGTTGAATGTCACGTATTCGTTGACTGACCCGAGTCCCATGTTGTAGGTGTAAACATTGTAGAGATTGTTGATGGCCACATTGCCGGCCAACTGTTGGAACACTGCATGTTGTGGTTCAAAAGAATATATTTTACCTTGTGGAAATGCCCGAGCCAGCCAAGTTGTAAAAGTTCCTATGTTTGCCCCTACATCAAATATTGTAGGATCTGTTATTTCTTTTATCAAGTCATAGCAGTAAAGTGATTCCACTGTGGACACATTTCCATGGTCCAACAACCATTGAGAATGCCCAACTTGCTCGTGATTGCAATCAAACCTGTTGACAATCATCAGTCCATGATCACAATTCAAAAGAACATTTCTGTGTGTTTTATTTCCAACATTAAACAAAGTATCACTGAACAACGAATTACGTTTTAGTACCTCTTGTCTATCGTAAGACATATTATTCTTCCAGTTTTAAAAACGCAGTCTGAAACGAGTCAGGTAAATGAATCAGTTCTATCTTGTGCCAAT